CCCGACCGCGTATTTTGGTCGTAAAAAAAAGGCGTTTTATAAACGGTAATTTATGGGTGCCCCACCGAAGCCAATAGCACAACACCTCGCCGACGGCACGTACAGAGCCGACCGGATGGGCGACCGAGTGTACGCCGAACCGGTCGGCGACCTAGGCGAACCGCCTGCCGACCTGCCAGCGCAGGGCGTGCGACTGTGGATCGACACAGCGGACACCCTCGCCCAGACGCTAGGTCAATCGGATCGTGCAGTGGTTGAGGGCATGTGTCGCTGGTGGTGCCTGCTGCTAGACGAGCTACGGGCCGCCGCGCGGGCATGTGACGAGCGAGAGAAAGCCAAGTCCGTCGCCAATGCGGGGACGGCTACCCGGGCGTTTATGAGCATGGCGGGGGCCATCGGAGCAACGCCAATCGCTCGCCAGCGGCTGCGAGGTGCGGCAGCCGACGCGCCGGAGGACGATCTACTGGCACTGAGGCGAGAAACCGCATGATTGCCACAACGCCAGCAAAACCGAAAGACAACGTAGCCGCCTACTGCGAGGCGGTGACGAGCGGTCGTATTGTCACATCCAAGTGGGTGCGACTGGCGGTCGATCGGCATCTGGCGGACCTGCAAAAAGCTGGCGAGCGCGGATTCTATTTCGACGAAGACATCGCCCATCGTGCGTGCTCGTTTTTTCCGAAGGTTCTTCGTCACTATAAAGGCCAATGGGCCGGCCAGCCGTTTCACTTATCGGACTGGCAGCAGTTCATCATTTGGTCGCTGTTCGGCTGGCGTCGCAAGGCCGACGGACTGCGGCGATTTCGCCGCGCCTATGTCACCGTCGCAAGAAAGAACGGCAAGACAACCCTCGGGGCTGGCGTCGGCATCTTGTGCCAATACTTTGACGAACCCAACGAGCCGGGCGCGGAAGTGTACGTAGTGGCCACAAAAAAAGAGCAAGCTGCCATCTGCTACGAGGACGCCGTGCGCATGGTGACGGCGAGCCCCGCGCTCAACAGCCGATCCAAGATCCGCAAAGCGCCGCACACAATATGGTACGTCGCTCAGAATTCCAAGTTCCAACCGCTCGGAGCGGACTCGCAAAAGGACGGCTTGAATCCGCATTGTGTCATCGAGGATGAGCTTCACGCATGGACGGAACGCCAGCGGGAATCGAAAGAGAAAATGGAGACCGGCGGCGCCGCTCGCCGCCAACCGCTGCTGCTGATGATTACCACGGCCGGCAGCGATGATTCAATCATCTGGCTGCAAGAGGACGCCGCCGCTTGCCACGCCGTGGAGGCGGTCGCCAGTGGCGAAGTGTACGACGACGAGCTATTTGCTTACATTGCTCGCATCGACGATGAAGACGATCCGTTCGACGAAAGCTGTTGGGAAAAAGCGAACCCAAACCTGGGCGTGTCGGCGAAGGTCGAATATCTGCGAAGCGAAGCGGAAGTCGCCAGCAAGCGTCCGGAAAAGTACGGCGCTTTCGTGCGTTACAACTGCAATCGCAAAGCGGAAAAAGAGGACAAGCCAATCACCGCGATTCGCTGGCGCAAAGGCAATCAACCGGTGATTGTCGCCGACGGCGCGTATGGCCACGGTGGCATTGACCTGGGCCGGTCTAACGACTGGTGCGCGGCGGCGATGGTGTTCCCCGAATACGCTGAGGATGCCGACGGACGGCGCCCGGTTAAATACCAGATCGTCACCCATTGCTGGTGTTGCGACGAGGGCAAATTCCGGCCGGATTACGAACCGTTTAGGGGCTGGGCTAATCGCGGACTGCTGACAGTCTGCCATGGCTCGGCAGTGGATTATGGGGCCGTGAAACAGTGGGTGATTGAGGCCGCCAAGCGATATCAGATCGAGTCGTGGGCGTTCGATCCAGCTTTCGCGGCGTCGTTTGGCCAGTCGCTGCAAGAAGAGCACGGGCTGCCGGTGTTCAAATTCACACAGGCCCCGTTTTATTACCATGAGCCGACGACGCGATTTCTTGATTCGCTCGATGCGGGTATCATTCATCACGGCGGCGATCCCGTGCTAGAATGGCAGGCGAAAAACATGGCGCTCTACCGCAATCACAAAGACCATGTTATGCCGTGCAAGGGCGACGAAAAGCACAAGGTGGACGGCATGGTCGCGATGTTAATGGCGTTCTCCGAGTGCATGTACGCGGCGCGAAAGCCGACCGGTTCAATGGTTGTATTTTAGGGGCCGAGAATGATTGACGCGCAGAACATTTCGGCCGGTTCATCGGCGCTCCAAAAGTGGATTCGCGAAGCGTTTGGCGCTGAGTCGCAAGAGCTTGGTGTAACGGTCAACGATGACACGGTTCGAGGCCTGCCCGCCGCTTGGTATAGCCTCAATAAAATCTGCGGACACATCGGCTCGCTGCCGCTTAACCTGTACTACCGCCCCGACGACGAAGACGCGGAGATTGCTCGATTGCATCCGGCTTATTGGCTTGTCCGTCGGCGGCCGAATGCGCTAATGACCGCCTCGGCATGGCGCGAGACGATGCAACACCATGCCCTGCTTCATGGCGACGGCCGATCCGCAATCGTCCGCAATGGACGCGGTGAGCCGAGCGAACTAATCCTAATGCGGCCGGATGCGTGGGCGATCGTGGTGGAGCCGGGGAGAACAATCGCGGGGCAAAACGTCCCTGCCCGCAAATGGCACGTTCGCATCGATGATCCAGAGTCCCGCATTGCCGACGCGGACTGCCTGCACATCATGGGCCTATCCGACGACGGATTCGCGGGGCTTGGCGTCATCGAAGCGGCTAAGCAGGCCCTCGGGCTTGCCATTGCCCAGCAGACGCGTGCGGTGATGTCAGAGAAGAACGGCGCCCGGCTAAAGTTTTTGCTCAAGGCACCGCCAGGGGCGTTTCGCAATGAGGCAGACGCGAAGGCGTTTATCGACAGATTCAACGAATTTCACAGCGGATCGGAGAACGCCGACAAGGTTGGCTTGATTCGCGAGGGGCTCGCGGTCGAGCAGATCAGCCAGACGAATTCAGAGGCGCAGGCCATCGAGTCGCGAAAGTTTTCGCGGCAGGACATCGGGCTTTTGTTCTGCGTCGAGCAAATGCTGGGCGATGACTCGAGCGTGAGCTACAACTCGCTTGAAATGAAAAACCAGGCGTATATCAACAACTGCCTGCAACGCTGGATGGTGCGGTGGGAAGAGGAGTGTGCGGCCAAACTGCTGACGTCAACGCAGTACGACAGCGACAACTATTACTTCAAATTCGTTACAGCGGCACTGCTTAAGGGCACAACCGGCGAGCGGTTTAAGGTGTATCAAATCGCTCGACAGATCGGCGTCTTGTCAGCGAATGAAGTCCGCGAACTGGAAGACATGAACGAAAGGGATGACGACGGAGGCGACAGCTATGACAACCCAGCGATCACGACGCCGCAAGCCGCGCCAACCCAACCATCGCCCCAACGCGACGACAATAGCGACGATGGCGAGATGGACACAGACGAGCCGGCGCTGGCCGCTCGCTTGCGAAAGGTGGTCGCCGCGCGAATGGCGGCCATGGTCAAGGTGGAGGTAAGCCGAGTCGAGCAGGCGGCCGCCACGCAGGCTAATTTCGTGGGCTGGCTCGATGATTTCTATGCGACCTGGGGCGAGCGCATGGCGACCGCTGTAAGCGAATGTGACGGCCCGCCAGCGATGGCGTCGCAATGGGTGGCTGACAGTCAGCAAAGGCTGTTAAACGTCGCCGGGCGAGTCTCCAGCGGGCTTAGCGAGGCCGTGCGGGCGGAGTGTGCATCGTGGACAGAGCGAGCGAACCAACTGGCGACGGCGATCGTCGCGGGGAGTGTGTGACATGCGCGAGATTCTTCTGTACGACGAAATCGGTCCGGGTTACTACGGCTTGCTCGATGGCAAGTGGATGATTGAACAGCTGCGCGAAGCCGGATCGGAGCCCGTTGTCGTGCGCATCAACTCGCCGGGCGGAAGTGTGTTCGAGGGGCAGGCGATGTTCACCGCTTTGTCTCGCCATACGCCAGGCGTCATCGTCCAGATTGACGCACTAGCAGCCTCGGCGGCATCCTTTGTTGCCATGGCAGGCAGTCGCATCGAGATTGCCAAAAACGCAATGATCATGATTCATAACGCATGGGGCGGGACGCTAGGCAACGCTAGCGACCACGAAAAAGCGGCGTCTGTGCTACGGAAAATCGACGAACAGCTTGTGAATCAGTACGTCGAACGGACAGGGCAATCCGCTGACAAGATCCGCGACATGATGGTGGCGGAAACGTGGCTCGATGCGTCGCAGGCGGTCGAGCTTGGATTCGCGGATGCCATCGGCAAGGCGACAACCGCCAAAGCGGCGATCCGCGACGGCATGTTCGCGAAAACTCCGCCCGAACTACTGGTCGCGGCATCGGCGGTGTCGCCCCGGGTGGCGGCGGCGTCGATCGGTCGGCGGCTGGCGATTGCGCGGGCATGTTGATTGCGTCGGTCCGATAGCGTATAGTCATTGGGTCGCGGCGTCTTGTTAGCCGGCGCGGCAAAAATCAATCGAGCCTCTTGTTAGCGGCGCGATTCAGCATTCACCACGAATGCCGGGTCGTGCCGTTTTTTCGTTGGCATCCCGGCCAGTCACACAGGAGTAGCCGGGATGAAATCGCAGCAGTTACAGGAGCAGATCAATGGCATCCTCGACGAAGTTGTTGCCATCAACGCAAGCATCGAAAAAGAAGGGCGGGAAGCGAAAGCCGAAGAGACGGCCCGAATCGCGGAGTTGATCGGCGACGATGGAGTTAGCGGCAAGCTTGCGAAACTGAAGGCCGCCAAGGCCCAAGCCGAGTCGTTTGAGCGCGAATTGTCGGCCGCCCGTGCCGCTCGCATGGTGCCCGGTGGAGTGCATCACGAGCAGGCCGGAGTCGCCGATTCGTCGTCAATCTTTTCGCGGATTAAGGTTCCGGCGCGAGCGAAGGCGAGGGCACCCGTCACCGCGTTCCTCGGGGCCGACGCGGAGCAGCAAGCCTACGGATTCGGTCGTTTGGTGATGGCCGTTTGTGGCCGCCAATCGTCCCAAGAGTGGTGCCAAGATACGCTCGGCATCGACTTCCGCAATGCGATGAGTGGCGGGAGCGACTCGGACGGCGGCTTCCTCATCCCAAGCGAATACGAAGCGAATCTGATTCGGCTGGTCAACGAATACGGCGTCATTCGTCGTGCCGCCGAAGTGGTGCCAATGGCGCGTGACGTCAAAGACACGCCAAAGCGGTCGGGCGGGGTCACTGGCTACTGGCTGGGCGAGACCGGCACGCCGACCGAAGGCACGCCGACGCTTGACCTCGTAAAGCTGGTCGCGAAAAAGCTGGGCGCTCTCAGCTACTACAGCCGCGACGTGGACGAGGATTCCGCGATTGCCGTAGGCAACTTAATCGCGCAGGAAATGGCTCTCGCCATGGCCTACAGCGAAGACAACGCGGCATTCAATGGCGACGGCACGTCGAGCTACGGCGGCATCGTCGGCATCAAGGAATCGCTGGCCGCTGGTGCGACCTACACGGCAATCGCGGGCAATCTGCGATATGGGACGCTCGACCTGGAAGACTTCGAGGGCATGATCGCCAAGCTTCCCAGCTACGCATTCATGAACGGCGGGCCGTCGTGGTACATCCACCGATCCGGCTGGGCTATGTCGATGTTGCGACTGGCTGCGGCGGCCGGCGGCAACACCACGCGGGAGCTTGCAGCCGGTGCGTCGCAAGTACAGTTCTTGGGCTATCCGGTCGTGTTTGTCGAGGTCATGAACAAGGTGCTGACGGACCAGGCATCGACTGAAGGCTTGGTGTATTTCGGAAACCTGCGCCAGGGCGTCAAGTTCGGCGACCGGCGCGGCGTGACGCTCGACGTCTCGCGCGAGGTGAAGTTCCTCACTCAGCAAATTGCGGTGCTGGGAACCGAGCGGCTGGACATCGTGGTCCATGAAAAGGGTACCGCGAGCGAGTCCGGGTCGATCGTGATGCTTGCCACGCCTGGCAGCTAGTAGGCCATGACAACCAAGCCGCGATGATGCGATGCATCGCGGCATTTTGTGCGATGCATAACGAGATTTTACGCGATACAAAACGGAGCCAAAAATGAACGCTGCACAACATGACAAATTCGTGCCGATCACGCCGCCGGGCGCGATCGTCGATAACGCCAGCTTGACGACTGCGACCATTGACACTGCCGGATTCGCTTACTTGCGAGTGATGGTGGTGCTCGGGGCGACCGACATCGCCATGACGGCGCTCAAGCTACAAGAGTCCGACAACTCGGGCATGAGCGGAGCGGCCGACATCACCGGGCTTATCTATGGCACGTCTGCCGGAATTGCTGGCACGACAAGTGCCTTGCCAACAGCAGACGACGACGACAAATGCTTTACGTTCGAGGTCGATTTGCGTGGGCGCAAACGATACATCGATCTTGTTGCCACCGTCGGCAATGGGTCGGCTGGCACGTACATCACCGCGTTCGCCCTGCTTTCGCGGGCAGCCGACTGCCCGGTGAGTGCGTCGGAACGCAACTACGGCAACATTCTGCGAGTGTAAGCCATGACAACTGGCGAGCGAAAGGCGAT